AACCCATCTAAGTTTGCGTTGATGTAAGTGGTTACTGTTTCAGGTGCTACACCCAAACTAACCGCTATACGCGCTGCGTCATCAAAACGGCCAAGCGTCAGCGCTTGGTTAAATAAACCAATTTCTTCTTGCGTTGGGGGGCCAGGAGCACGGGGCGTGGTTGACTCAACGCCAGCAGCGCCGCGAATCCCAGCTTCTATCTCAGCAGCGGCCCTTTTGTACGCTTCAGCTTGAAGTTCAGATGCCTCTCTTGCGGCTTCCGTTTCAATCTCGGCGACTCTAACCGCGCCCTCAGCCTGTTCTTTTGCCGCGCGTTCGGCGGCTTTCGCCTGAGTGCTTGCGGCGCTTTTTGACGACTCACCGCCGATGATGGTGCTACCGACAATCGCTGCGGCTACGAATCCAGCCATGATATATCTCCTTCGTAGGCAAGTTGTTTTGCCTGATTACTTTCGTTTGCCAATCGAAGCCGGTTTGATCCTAAGCCGCACTCCGGCACCACATACAATCTGTCTTCTAAAACGTCTATGTCTGTGCAGTCGTCGGGATTGTCGTAAACGTCCGTCCAAACGACTTCTTCTTCAAACACTCGCCCTGCTCGTTGGGCGCCTGCCGCAGCATTAAACTCACACGGCGCTTCTAAAATCTTTATCTTATCGTCAACATTAACTGCTATTTTGCCTTTTTCCAGCTTAACTTTGTAGTCAGTTTTGTGCGCCGCACCAGTCAAAACAACCCAAGGCGGCACTACTATTGTCCGATAATACTTGCCAAAAGCAAAGGTGTGGATCGTCTGAATATCGGCCTGCGGCATTTTTAACAGCTCAGTCTGCAAGGTTTCTATCTTTTGCCGCACGTTTATCGGCGTAAATAGCTCTCGACTGGACTGGGTGACTGTAAGTTCGCTCATCAGCCTGCTGCCATAATGACCCAATTAGTACCGTCCGACACCACAATGGCCCAAGCACCTGAAGTGGCGCCTAAAATGCTTGCCCCCGCCCCGCCACCTGTAAGTGGCACGACGTTACTGGACGCAGAATTAAGCGCTTGAGCCTGGGTGTTTTTAAAATTTACCGTGCGCCCTGTCCAATCTGAAGCCGCAGGCAGTGTTACAACGCAAGTAGCGCCCGACTTGTTGTTGATGACGTTGTATTCGCTATCAGCAAGGGTAAAATCTGCTGTCTTAGTGACAGGCGCGCCCCCATGAGCAAGCGTAATCGTGGCCGGCGCATTAGTAACTAGCACCCCAGCTCCAGGCTGCAAGGTATTTAGAAAATACTGACCGTCGCTACCAATAAGCAGTTCACCGTCGGCAGGGGCTACGCTTAAGCCTGTACCACCGCTTTCTGGCTCAACTAACAGCGTTCCTTCTAGTTGCAAAAAACCGCTAGAAGTTACGTCGCCAGTTAAGCTAATACCGTTAGTTGAGCCTGTGCCTTGAACGCGGCTGACGGTGCCTGACACGTTATAAAGCAAATTAAAAAACCGAAACCACTCACGAGAGACAAACCCGGTGCGCTCATCAATTAACGGCACCCTTGGTGCCGGTATCTGGGTGTCGGCTTGTATCGTCATGACGAAGAAGCGCTCAACTCAAGCTCGGCGCCCATAATAGATAGCTTCACAGGGTCGGTGCCGGACACTTCGTAAACGCGGTCGCGCAACTTTTCAGTCATACCTAGCCGACGCCATATAGTGCGATAGCCCCATTCGCCGTATTTACCGACAGAGCGCCAGTGTTCATTGCTCCAAGTATGGCCGCCATCGTCTGACCAGCGCAGCATAACTTGTGGGTCGAGCTGTTCGGCTATAAGCGTTCCAGTTTGAAGAACAAGTTTGCCTACGATGATTGTGAACGTAAACCCTTCCAACAAAATAGGGTCGTTGTCTTCTTGAAGGATTAAATCGCCGTCTTCTTGAACAAGAGAGTATTCGGTGGGATCAGGTTCTTCCGCAGCTAAAGTGTCACTATTTTCTGCCAAAAGAAACTCAGTACCAGTTGTTGTGTCGATCTGTCGAAGGTTAATGACTACTGACGGATCTAAGCCCCCCGTTTCAAGGTCTAACTGAAGCGTATGTTGCGCTGTGCGCTTAAGGTTGTTTGTCGAAACAGGCAATGCGCGCCATGACCTTAACCATCGCTGCACGTCGCCGTTATCGTCAAAAACCTCCAGATCAAGCGCGTAAAGATTGCCGTTTTGGTAGTCGCCCACCATAATTTTGTTGTTAAACGACATTTGGCAGTTTGATCGGTGCCGGCTAAACATACCATTAGTCCAAGCAGCGCGCTCATGCCATAGGTTAGTGGCAACATCAAACACCCAAGTGGTATTTGCTTGCGGGAAGATTAAGACGTAAAACGAATGGCCGTCTTGCTGGTAGGTGTAAGCAAGAGCGTCAGAAAGACTGCCGTACCGTTGAATATGCCATTCAACTGCGTGGGTCGATATACGAACAGCTTGATAGCCATTTGCCCGGTAAACCATGCCTTGACCACGAGCGTCAGCGCCCAACCAAAATATGCCGTTGTCTAACTTGGCGACCGAATATGGCGCTACGCAGCCCACCTCGTTAAACGCACCTTGAATGGGTGTGAGAGGGTAATCTGCGGCGCCAGAGTTGTACCAAACTTCAATTGAGTTATCGCCAAATATCCAGACTTCTTTGTGATCGACCAACAGCGCCACGGCGCGGTCTGGCGTGGCTTCTGCGCTGGCAAAATCTAAAGGGTCAATAGACGATCCATCAAGGACTGCCGTTACCCAAATACGCTGACTGTCAGGCTCATTAAATACAAAATACCCATCAAGATACCCAACTGTTACAGCGCCAGGAAAATCTGGATCGGTAATTTGCGTAAAAGACCCGTTGGTAAGGTTGTATATGAAGCTCGGGCCATTACAGGCAATAAACAGTTGAAAACCGTTATCAGCCATGCTGACCGGCCCTGTGCCGGTTACGTTTCCTAAAAACTGGACGTTGTTGCCTTTATCGAGCCTAAACACTTCGTCGCCAGAAACAATGTAGCCGTATTGGTCAATACGCCACATACCGCGTATAGGGCCATTGCCCACTGTTCTGAGCAGTTTTAACCCAGGTGCTCGCTGTAAAAAGGCCGGTTCTTTGCCGCCTTCAGGTACAACTTCAGGGAAAAGGTTGACCATCCGACTGTCGGCGGCGTTGACCGACCGAGCAACATAGGTGCCACCAAGAATCGGGGTTTTCATCAGAAGTTATTAGCGTAAATGTTATACCGCTGACGCGTTGCAACAATGCTGTAGGGCAACGACATAACATTGTCAGGATTATTGACTCGCTTAAGTTTGCGCCGCGAATCCATTGCGATACGTTGCACTTGCGGAAGCGGCTCAACACCAAACTCGTTTGCGATTTCCACGGCCAAGTTGTACTTGAAGCACCTTAGATAGCCTGGGGGAAAAGACAGTGTGGTAGCTAATGTTGCTGGCTGCGCCAGTTCTTGAATCGACACAATATAAAACGTCAAATCAATAGTCGGCACCGGGTAAACCGTCATCGTCATGTCAGGAAACGTGTTGTTAACGTACATGACCTGTGGATAAGTGCTGGTTACAGTTTTAAGGGCGATGCCGTTGTATTGCTGTTGGTTAATCAGCTTGATGCCATAAGACACGTTTGTGCTAGGATCGCTGAAGTACGTTGCGTCGTCGATAAAAACGGGCCGGTTGCCGACAAAGTTGCCGGTCGGGCCAATAGTTCGCGTTTCTTCGCCCGCAGGCCAAGTAAACGTCTGTGTTTCGGTTGTGTAAACCAGCAGTCGATCCGTATTCCATGAATCAATCATCTGATTTAGGGCCGCAAGCGCGTCTTGGCTTGTAGCCGCAGAGGGCGTCTCACCTTCGGCTAGTTGGCCGATCAGGCGAAGTGCTGCGTTAATTTGATCGCCAGCCGTTGTGGACATGCTTTTACTCCTTATTCAGATCGTCTGCGTCGGCGTTTTACTTCCAAGTCGTTGACTGGAGCCGCGCTTACTAGATCATCTGAATGGCTAGAAGGCGTCTCAGGATTGTACCGCACCCAGCCATTTTGTTCATCTGCCTCAGCTTCTTGCTCCATAACTGCGACTTTTGACCCGTGCTGGGGGTGTTGCAAGTAGATAACGGCCATAAGATATTAAGAAGGGGCGCGAACGCCCCTATCCCCCTAAAAATTTAGGAAATTGCCATGAACTGCCATTTGGAACCGTCAGAATAAAACAGCTTACCAACGCCAGTAGCGTTAGTTGTAATTCCGAGAGAACCGGCAGGGACGGCGGTTGTAGTTACGTTAGCGGTAATCGCAGTGCTCAGAATGTAGACACCAGCATTGCTGTTGCCTGCAACCTGACCGCTGGATGCTGTAGACACTATTGTGTCACCTGTTACTGCGCCAGTGGCCGTAACAGTAGTGAACGTAGAAGTGCCTGTAACATCAACGGATTCAAACTGCGGATCGGAAAACGCTACACCGACTGCTTTTGTGTTAGCCATTGCTAATCCTTTCCATTAAAAGCCGCGCCCGAAAGCGCGGTAATCCGTTTAGGCTACGACAGCAAATTGCCACTTGGCCCCGTCCGAAATAAACATTTTGCCTACGCCAGTTGCATTAGTAGTGACACCAATAGAACCTGCGGGAGCAGTGGTCGTGGTTGTGTTAGCCGTAATTGCTGTATCCAAGAAATACAGGCCAGCGCCGGTTGAAGCAGTTAGAATCGAACCTCCAAGAAGTTTGGATTCGTTCGTATTGCCGTCAGAAGTTTGGTATCCGTCACCAACTGTAGGGAGTGCCATGATAATTCCTTTCAGAATAAGTTAAAAAGCCCCCGCCGAAGCGGAGGCGTTTAAGGGTTTAGCCCCAGAGGCGGCAAGCCATTTGAGGACGGATGACGCCGTAGCCATAAAGCACGTCAATACGGCAAGGCATACGGTCGTTGTTGATGTCGTACTGACGAACAACGCGCATGGAGATGCCGTTATGAACTTGGCGAGAAGCCATGTCAACGCCTTGAGGCAACAGAAGGTCGGCGGTCGCAAAAGTAATCGCGTCGCGGTGGTACACAAGGTTCTGTGGGTAAGCGGTGCTTGCCGAACCAAGGAACGTCACAACAGCGTTGTTTTGCGGGAAGCTGTCAACCGTAGCCAAAGCGCTGCTAGAGGTGTAG